TTCTTATATCTTAATGATAATGAAGGTGGTTCTACAGATTTCCCACAATTCAACCTTAGTGTTAAACCAGTGACAGGAAAGATGTTAATGTTTCCACCACTATGGACGCACTTACATGCTGGACGTAAACCTATCGATACACCAAAATACATTATAGGGAGTTATTTACACTATGTCTAATACTGGTGGAGCTGGAAATACAGATATGCTTTGGGGTAAAGGTACACCAATTAGTGAATTGTACCAGTTCGTAGAGAATAAAGAAAAGACTTGGACTGCTGTTGGACTTACTGCAAAAGCGGGTAAGTATCAAGGGGTAGTTTACAAATATGGTAAAGTTAAGGTAATCGAAAACGAAGAAAAAACAAATGCCTCTTTACAATTCGAGTGGGATATGTTAGACTCTAATGGACTACCAAAAGAAAGTATTAAGGATGATTTCTTTGAACTTGCTGGTAAGATATTAGAAGATATCATACACAAACAAATAGATGGAGAAGATTTACAATATGTCAACACAGACGATAGAGAAAACAACACTCAGTAATTTAGTTTTCAATGAACCTTACACTCGTAAGGTTTTGCCATTTCTAAAACCAGAATACTTTTCCAATCCAGAGGAACGAATTGTATTTGAAGAGATTACAAGATTTGTAGAAAAGTATAATAACAATCCTACTAAAGAAGCGTTGTCTATTGAAGTTGACGGACGTAAAGATATTAATGACGAACAGTTTAAAAAGGTAACACAGATTATCGAAACTCTGTCTGATGCAGAAGTTGATATGAACTGGTTAGTCGAAACTACAGAAAAGTTCTGTAAGGATAAAGCGGTATACAATGCAATTCTTAACGGTATCCAAATCATTGAGGGTAAAGATAAAGAACATACTCCAGAAGCAATTCCTAGTATTCTTACTGATGCATTATCAGTTGCATTCGATTCTAACATTGGACACGATTACGTTGATGATGGGGAAGAGCGTTTTGAGTTCTACCATAAGAAAGAAGAGAAACTTGAATTTGACTTAGAGTATTTCAATAAGATTACTAAAGGTGGTTTGCCTACTAAGACTTTGAATATTGCACTTGCTGGTACAGGTGTTGGTAAATCATTGTTTATGTGTCACATGGCATCTTCTACTTTGATGCAAGGTAAGAATGTTTTATACATTACATTGGAGATGGCAGAAGAACGTATTGCAGAACGTATCGATGCGAACTTGATGAATATCACTATGGATGATTTGCACAACCTACCAAAGAAAATGTTTACCGATAGACTATCTAAAATTCAAGGTAAAACAAATGGTAAACTTATCATCAAAGAATATCCAACTGCATCTGCTCATAGTGGACACTTTCGTTCACTCATCAAAGAACTTGCATTAAAGAAATCATTCAAACCAGATGTTATCTTTATTGACTATCTAAACATTTGTGGTTCATCTCGTTTCAAAGGTAATGCGAATGTAGGTTCTTACTTCTATATCAAAGCGATTGCAGAAGAACTAAGAGGACTTGCAGTGGAATGTAATGTACCAATTATGTCTGCAACTCAAACTACTCGTGGTGGTTTTAATAGTTCTGATGTAGGACTAGAAGATACTTCAGAATCATTTGGTTTGCCTGCGACTGCTGACTTGATGTTTGCATTGATTACAACTGAAGAGTTGGAACAACTTGGACAGATTATGGTTAAACAGTTGAAGAATCGTTATAACGATCCAGGCGCAAACAAAAGATTTGTTTTAGGTATTGACAGATCAAGAATGAAACTATATGATGTAGAACAGGAAGCACAACATGATATTGTTGATAGTGGACAAGGTGACGCACCAGCGTTTGATAAATCGCCAATATCTGCAAGATATGATAAGTTTAACGACATAAAAGTGTAATTTGCCTTGACTTCCTAACATTTATATATTATAAATAGAAGTGTAATATTATTTGTGCAAATGGAGAAATTGATTAAATGCAAGGATTCAAGAGTTATAGTAACCTTGATGAACAGGCATTACACGAAGAAACACTTCCATCCGACTTTTTTGATGGATTTGAATTTGAGGTAAACTCAAAGGCATCTTCAAGTAAGAGAACTGTTTATCGGGTACGTTCCACTGATAGGGACACAGACAGAGATGAGATATTAAGACGATTGCGTCAAGCTGGTATTGATGCAAGACTTTCAGATACCTCTTCATCTAGTGTAGACCCTATTGATGGCACTTTTGATGATACCGCTTTTAGGATTGAAGTTAAACCTATGGCTGGTGGAATGGGTGAAACAACACTCAATTCAAGTATCACTGAATTATTTCCATGTATCGCATTTGAACTAAACTACACTCCCAAAAATATTCAAGATTTTCATCAATGGTTATTGACTGTTGATACTAGAAAACTTGCGTGTGTTGATTCTAAAGACACAGTTGCCGCAAGAGAAACAATCAACAAAGCAGATACCTCTACTAAGTTTGAGGACAAGATGAATAATGCAATCGCAATATTGCAGTTCATTAACGACCAACATAACGATAAACCTATACAAAATGTTTATTGGGGATATCGTGCAAAACCTGCTGGTGTTCCTAAATCACACCCAGGCGATATGTTTATCAAATACAGAGATAACAAAATACTAGGTGTTAGTTTAAAAGCTGGTGGGAAGAAAACTTCTGAACCACAACTCAACACATATGTAAGACCAGTATTTACTGCAATGGGACAAACTAAAGCATTAGATGCATTACGAAAACTTTCATACGCACAAGTATACTCTAAGATTGGTGGCATGCCTCCACTTGATAGTTTTGATGGTGGTGCAAACGGTAGACATAAAGATAGAAGAGCAACAGAGAAAACTCTAAAAGATTATGACAAAGCAAACAATCGTTCATATGAAAAAGATTACGATTCAATGCTTGAGATTATGAGAAAGGGTACTGTTGATTTATTTAATAAGAATAAGAATGCAACACTTAAATATATTAAAGAAGAAATTTTAAGAGATGCTCCAGATGTTCCTACAATTGTTATTAAAGCAGTTGGAAGTACATATGAGGAAGTAACAGATAGAGATGCAGTAGGAGTATTCTTACCACAAGTTAAATTTGTTAAAGCAATTACATCTCCAAAATCTAAACAAAATTGGTTTATTATCTTGCAATCTGGAGATGATAGTCTTACAATGAATATGTCAATACGTTCAAACAAAGCTGGACATGCTGGTAAAAAGAAACTTGGGCAATTCCCTACTGGACTTGCTATTAAATATAACGGACTTGCAAAATGATTTCGTTCTCACAACATTTAAATGAAGATAAGGGTGGAAAGAATCTACACTTAGAACATATTGAAGATGAAATCCTAAACTTTGGGGTATCGGGTGGTAGAGCTGCAATTAACTTTGTTCGTTCCCTTAGAGATATGTTGGCAGGTTCATCACGCTCATCTGTAAACATGACAGTTAAGTGGGATGGCGCTCCAGCAATCTTTGCTGGTATTGACCCAGAGGACGGTAAGTTTTTCGTTGCAAAGAAATCAGTATTCAATGCAACTCCTAAGTTGTACAAGACTGCAAAAGAGATTGACGATGATGGACTATCTGGTGCATTGAATAGTAAATTCAAAGTTGCACTTGCAGAATTCTCTAAGTTGGGAATCAAAGGTGTACTTCAAGGTGACTTGATGTGGACAGATGATGTAGAGACTGACACAATTGACGGTGTTAGTTATTATACATTCCAACCTAATACAATTGTGTATGCTGTTCCTGTTGATAGTGACTTTGGTAAAAAGATTAACAGTTCTAAAATTGGAATCGTGTGGCACACCACTTATACTGGTGACGCACTCCAAGATATGAAAGCGTCATTTGGTGTCAACATTAAAGGACTCAGTACACCATCCTCAGTTTGGATGGATGACGCTACCTATAAAGATGTTGCTGGTAATGCGACAATGACAACTAAAGAAACTGAAGCAGTTACTAAGTCTTTGTCTGGTGCTGGTAAGACTTTCCAAAAGATTAACTCATCTGCACTAACTAAGTTTTTAAGAATACAAGATACGTTTACTGGTAATCTTGCTGGTGCTTCATTAAAGACATATTACAATAGTAAAGTACGAGAAGGTAAACCAATCAATAACCCAAAGAAACATGCTGAAGGTTATTTGAAGTGGGTATCTAATGTATACGATAAAAGAATTAAAAGTCTCAAAACAGAGAAGTCTCAGACTAAAGTTGCAAATGAACAAAAAGAGATGTTACGAGAACTAAAGAAACATACAAAGAATTTAGAACAGGTTATCCTGTTTCAGAACTATCTTATTGAAGCAAAGATGGGTATTGTCAAGAAACTAAATAGTGTTAAGCAATTAACTGATACATTCATTAGAACTTCAAATGGATACAAAGTAGTTAATCCAGAAGGATTTGTTGCTATTGACAGAGTTAGTGGTAATGCAGTAAAGTTAGTTGATAGAATGGAATTTAGTTTTAATAATTTCACAGCAATCAAGGCATGGGACAGATGAAGAAATTTAAAGAATTGACATCTGAGTTAGTTGAAAAGAAAGCAATGTCTATTGCAACAAGACGTAAGATGGGCAGACGAATGGCAAAGATGGCAAAGTCATCTGCATTTAAAGCAAAGGTTGCACGAAAGAAAAAGAAACTTGCAACTCCAGACATGTTACATAAACGTGCAATGAAAGCTGCAAAAATGTTAATCCTTCAAAAGTTTGCTGGGTTAAGTCCTGCTAAGTATATGCAACTTCCACCTGCTGCAAGGGTAGAAATAGACAATCGGATTGTTGCAAAGAAAGGACTTGCTATCCAAAAGATTGCTAAGAAGATGATGGTTAAATTAAAAAAACAAGAAATAGAACGATTAAAGAAAGTTAAACAGGGTGGAGATAAATGAAGAAGTTTTCTGAAATTATAGAAGCTCGAGGTGATACTGCTGTATTTACATTTGGTAGATTTAATCCCCCGACTACTGGACATGAAAAATTAATGGAAGCAGTTGCCAAACAGGCAAAGTCAAACTCTGCTCCTTATTATATTTTTGCATCTCATTCAGAGAACGCAAAGAAAGACCCTCTACCATATGCAAAGAAACTTGCATACATGAAGAAGATGTTTCCAAAACATGCAAGGAACTTGGTTGTAGATAAAGCAAGAAACGTATTTGAGATTGCAGTTACACTACACAACAAAGGACACAAATCAATTATTATGGTTGTTGGTTCTGATAGAGTTACAGAGTTTGAAACACTACTAAACAAATACAACGGAACTGAAGCAAGACACGGTTACTACGGTTTTGATAATATCGAAGTTGTATCTGCGGGCGAAAGAGACCCAGATGCAGAAGGTGTTACTGGAATGTCTGCATCTAAGATGAGAGCAGCTGCAAGTGCAAATGATTTTGATTCGTTTAAGAATGGACTTCCATCCAACTTCAAACAAGGAATGTCTCTATTTAAAGATGTTCGTAAGTACATGGGTGTTCGTGAGTCTTTTGTTCCTAGAACAAATGTAATGACTGATGAAGATGTTGTTCGTGACTTATACATGGAGAATAAGATTTTCTGTGTGGGCGATACTGTTGAAGATAATTATACTGGTGTCTCTGGTGAAGTTGTTCGTAGAGGAACTAATTACATTACATTCAAAGAAGAAGATGGTACATTACACAAGAAGTGGTTGTATGAAGTAAAACAAGACAAAGATATTAAAGATAGAAAAGGCACAGAACCAGCGAAGTATTATGCAAAAGATGCTGATGGTGATGCAATGTCTAAATCTACTAAACAAAAACGTGCGGCACACTTTGCAAAAGGTAAAGATGGCCCTGCTCCAGGCGATGCAGATGCAGAGACAAAACCATCGAAGAGTACAAAGAAATTTAAAGATATGTTTGGTGAAGAAGACCCTTGTTGGGATACTCACAAACAAGTTGGTATGAAAAAGAAGAATGGTAAGATGGTGCCAAACTGTGTTGCCAAAGAAGATTTTCAGTTAGATGAGAAGATTGAAGGACTTGTTACGAAAGCAGAAAAATCTGGTGTACCTTATGGAATTCTAAAGAAGGTATATGACAGAGGAATGGCTGCATGGAAAACAGGACACCGCCCAGGCACGACCCCACAACAGTGG